GCTGCTGTTCTTGTTATCGCTAAGTATCTGTATCAGGGTGGATTCGTTGCAGACCAAGAGATTAATACCTTGGCAGCATTGACTGAGTTGATGGTAGAGTGTGAATTCAAATGAAGAACAAGAAACTAAAAGCATTAATACAAAAACCATTGAGGTTTCATCATCAAGATATTCACGAAGAACTTGATGAACTGAAAAAGCAGCATCAGGTTAAGTCCAAGTGGTATTATATCTTCTGGGGTGCTTGTGCCGTTGCTGTGGTTGGTGGACAACTTTATGTTGGAACTGGGTATCGTGAAATGGCACAAGCGTTTAAAAATATTTCAATTTCTGTGAGGTGTGCAAATGGGTCTGCTCAAAATTGATTATAAATCTCTCAAGGATGTCCCAGTCAAGACTACTCCTGAGAATGTGCGAGAAGCAAATGAAGCATTGTTTCGTGCTAAAATGACTCTTCCTGCTGCCGCAAAGCATTGTGGTATGACGCAGAAAGAAATGAAACTTACTTTTAGAGAGTATTTGAAGTATCACCCTAAAGATTATGAAGTCTCTTAAAACGCCGATGCGCTACCCGGGCGGTAAGTCCCGTGCTTGCACCAAGATGGACATATATTTTCCAGACCTACGCAACTATGATGAGTTCCGAGAACCCTTTCTTGGTGGCGGAAGTGTTGCAATTCATATCACCAAGAAATATCCCAGCCTAGATATTTGGGTAAATGATTTATATGAACCTCTTGTGAACTTCTGGCAGCAACTCCAGATGTTTGGACCTGACCTTAAAGATAAACTGGTAGATCTTAAGTCGAAGTATAATACTCCAGATAAAGCAAGAGAACTTTTCCTCCAAGCAAAGGAGCAGATCAATGAACCAGTTCTGTCGAATCTTGATCGTGCTGTGGCTTTCTATGTTGTCAATAAGTGCAGTTTCAGTGGTCTTACGGAGAGTTCATCATTTTCAGAACAAGCTTCCAACGCCAACTTCAGTATGCGGGGTATCGAAAAACTGCCTGCGTATTCTAAACTGATTGAACATTGGCGTATAACTAATTACTCGTATGACTATCTGATGGATGGAAATAAAGGTGCTTTTATGTATCTCGACCCTCCTTATGATATTAAGGATAATCTCTACGGGCGTAAGGGATCAATGCACAAAGGATTTGATCACGATAAGTTTGCTGCTGATTGTGACACTAATGATATGGACCAGTTAGTCAGTTATAATTCTGACCAACTTGTAAAGGACCGTTTTAAGAACTGGAACGCTGCTGAGTTTGACTTGACTTATACAATGCGTTCGGTTGGTGAGTATATGCGAGAGCAAAAACAACGTAAAGAACTACTGCTATTTAATTATGGAATTGAAGGATTGGTTAAACTCGATCAATCAGACGAAACAGAATCTGATTGAAGAAGACCCTTCACTTGAGAAGGAATATGCACCCTATATTATCAATCGTTGTCTATCTGGGCATATTGATTGTATTATGTTTGCGAACGAAATGAATCGTTATAATTTTCTTCCAAAGAAACTTCAATATGACTTTTTTATAAATAGTCTGAGGAAAAAGAAGAGATTTTCTCCCTGGCTCCGTCAAGATAAAATCAAAGACCTTGATTATGTTAAACGTTACTATGGTTTTAGTAATGAGAAGGCAAAACAAGCTTTGAGGATTCTTACTAAAGAACAACTTAATTTTATAAAATCGAAATTTGAAACTGGAGGAACAAAATGAGTGTCGTTCAAGAACCTGAAGTGAAGTGGACGCCCGACCAAATGGTGGAAGTGATTCTCAATGAACCCGATGACTTTCTGAAAGTTCGTGAGACTTTGACCCGTATCGGAGTTGCTTCAAGAAAGGAAAAGAAAATCTATCAGTCTTGCCATATTCTTCACAAGCAAGGTAGATATTACCTCGTTCACTTTAAGGAATTGTTTGCTCTGGATGGCAAACACGCAAACCTGACCGTGAATGATGTTCAACGTCGCAATCGTATCGCCCAACTTCTTGCTGATTGGGGTCTGATTGAAATTGTTGATGTTAAGAAGATTCAGGATATCGCTCCCCTGAACCAAATTAAAGTTCTTGCTTATAAGGACAAGGGTGACTGGATTCTAGAAACCAAGTATAATATTGGTGCTAAAAAGAAAAAAGTTGAGGATGCTGAGTGATGTCTGCGGGAAGTTTTGAATTCCGTTTTCGTCATCAAAATGAAGAGGCAACCTGGTATAAAAATCCAGATACTAAGTTTGCTCTTCCTGACGAAGATGTTAATATTAGTTGTGACGACCCGTATCTAAATGAAACTCAATTTTTAGAAATGGTTCGTAGGTTTTTTATTGCTGTTGGATATACCGAACAGCAATGGAAAGATGCACTAAAAATTCATCTCAAAGAGGTAGAAACCGAATAATAAAGTAGGGAGTTCAACACTCCCTTTTTTATTGTCTAAAGATATATAATAGTAAGGACGCCGAAAGGGTCCACACAACACAAACTCGCTTATTTAAGGAGCTACCATAATGACTAATCTAATGAAGTATAATGCTGCGGATTTGGACAGATTAATGGAAAAAATCACGCGCAATAGCATTGGGATGGATGAATATTTTGATCGTCTATTCAATCTTCATGAAACCACAACAAATTATCCTCCATATAATCTGGTCCAGATAAATAATGTTGAATCCCATCTAGAACTCGCATTAGCAGGATTCAAGAAAGGAGAGGTAAATGTCTTCACAGAGTATGGAAAACTTTTTGTCGAAGGACAAAAAGAAGACACCGAATCGGATAGGACGTTTATCCACAAGGGAGTGGCTAGCAGAAGTTTTAAACGAGCGTGGACTTTATCCGATGACACAGAAGTCCGTGAAGTCACGTTTGAAGATGGGCTCCTCAGAATTGTTCTTGGAAAGATAGTTCCAGAACATCACTCCCGTAAAGACTATCTCTAAATACAATTGAATATCGCCGGCGCGGGGAGCACCTGGCAAAATCCAGGTTGACTCCTCCTTTTTTTGTTGCTATAATGGTTGGAGGAACAATCTAACAATGTCGATTAAATTAGTCTTATTAAAATCTGGTGAACAACTTGTTTCTGATGCAAAGGAATTAGTATCTGAGGAAAAAGTACGTGGTTATCTTTTGAATAAACCACAAAAGGTTGTCGCTAATAAACCAATGTTTCTTAGTGAAGAAGCATCGTTTGAAGATATTAACGTTGAAGTTACTTTTTCTCCTTGGATTCTATTGACTTCTGATGAAGATATTGTTGTCCCAACAGATTGGGTTGTAACTGTTGTTGAACCACTGGAATCTGTAGTAAAAATGTATCAGGATAAAGTAAATGGACAAAGTAATTAAATGCTTGTTATTGGACGTTGATAACGTTCTTATTAGTGAGGTTGTAGAAGTTGATGCTGAGTTGGGAGACCCTAATTGTAAACTTATCAATCCATATCAATTCTTTAGTGTGGATGATATGAAACCTTGGCCAAAGGCAACGAATCAGACAGAATTGATGATTCGTTCAGAAGACATTCTGACGATGGCTGACCCAACTCCTGAAGTTATTGAAAAGTATCTTGAATTAACTGCATAATGCGCTTTTATACAAACGTTCAAATGGTCGGGGACAACTTCCTTGTTCGTGGTTATGAAGATGGTAGACACTTTATGACCAAAGAGAAGTTTAACCCGACTCTTTTTGTCCCTTCTCAAAAGAAAACCAAATATCAAACCCTGAATGGGGAGTATGTAGAATCAGTTCAACCTGGTTCTGTTCGTGATTGTCGTGAGTTTGTTAAGAGCTATGATGGTGTAGAAAACTTTAAAATCTATGGAAATACCCAATACATCTATCAGTATATCTCTGAGATGTATCCAGAGGAGGAATTGAAGTTTGATATCAATAAAGTCAAAGTTACGACTCTTGATATTGAGGTTGCATCGGAGAATGGATTCCCTGATGTAGAATCTGCTGCTGAAGAAGTTTTGTTGATTACTATTCAGGACTATTCTTCTAAACAGATTCGTACTTGGGGTCTCGGACCATTTAAAAATCAGCAGAAGAACGTCATCTATCGTTCATTTGATAACGAACGTGACCTTCTGATGGACTTTATCAACTGGTGGATGGTTGAGGAAAATACTCCA